ATTTAAAAAAACGCGACTGCCTCTGTTGTGAGTTTGGCTAAATACGGGCATTCGCTCGTCCAAGGTCACATGACCGATTGACGCTTTCTAGTTCGCAGTTTTACAAGAATACACGGCTTGTTTTATTTTGAGTTGTTTCTATTTTGGAAATAGTTGGTTTTGGGTTATTTTTTCCCTCTTAAAAGGGCAACAATTGAATGACAATAAAATCTTCCGATGTTTTTTCAACATCAGAAATATAGGCATTAAGTAAGGATTCCTCAGTTTTGTATGTTGTTTGGTTTTCAACACTTTCATTCCAACGAATAAATTGAGGTTTGAGACCTGGCCAACCAGATCTGCCAAATAATGCAATACATTCCTCTTTGTTTTGATGTATAGCGAATGTAATACCGTGCGGGCAGCCTGTGTCATGGGTTGCCAGTATGTCTTTTACTTGCTTACTCATCAAACCACCTCCACACGTTGGCTCAGCGCTTTCGTTTTGCAGTATTCGCAATGACCGCACGGCTTCGCCTTCTCTTCGCCTCGCTTAACCTTATCAAGATGCTGAATCAGCATAGACAGCTCAGTCAGCTCATAGTCGAGTTTTTCCTGCGATTGGAAAACAATCGCCCGGGTATCAGGCGTCGACTCTTTCGTCACTGCGTAAATAATAGGGGTGAACTCTTTGCCGTACTGCTCTTCCAGCATTTTCTTATATGCTGCCATCTGCAAGACATACCCCCAAGCCTCGAACCAGCGAACCTGAATATTTCGGCCGCTTGCTTCGTCCTGAACCCATACCATGCTGTCGATGTCTGATTTTGTAGTCTTGATGTCTACGAAATATCCCTTTTCGATATTGAGACAGTCAATCTTGCCTTTGAATTCCACGCCTTCGATTTTGCCTGTGACAGCAACCTCTTTCTGGCCGACATAGTAATCCATAAATTGCTTGTCAGCTTCCAGCCGCTCGATCATGCGCTGACCAACCAGGAAGTCAGATTTTAACTGACCTTTAGTTTTCCCTGCTTTTGAAATCATGGCATCTGCATTTTCATCCATGAACTTCTTATGTGCTTCTGGGCTTTCAAAATAGCTGTGGACCATGTTCCCGACCAAGAGAGCTGTATTATCTCTCTGGTCTTCCCATTCTCCTTCCAGCTCTGCCAACGCCCGTGCTTCACACTCTCTAAACCGCTTGTATTGCGATATAGACCAGTAGCGACGTGCAGAAGCTGCTGAATAGTAATCTTTGCCAAGTAAATCTAATTCCATAGCCTACTCCTTCACGTTGATAGTGTTGCCTTCAAATAAACTAATTTCTTCCAAAACTTCGCCTGTTGCTTCATCGAAGCCTGGAATTTCATCTGCTGGGTATTCGCTAGAGGTCAACTCGTCAGGATTTACCGTTTTTTCAGCCGTTTTTGGGGGTGTTTTGGTTTCTTCGGTAAATTCTCCATCTACAACGTTATCGCTCTCTGTGGGCGTGCTAGGAGCTTTTAAAATGTCGTCTAACGTTTCAACTTCTTCTCTCACTGGTTCAGCTTCTTTCATTTGACGATCATTTTCATACTCGTTTTCTGTAGTGCGGTTCACAGCATCAATAAATAAATCATTATCATCACTGGTATTAAAGAATTGTTTAGCCGCACGATTGATAACTGTGCGCTTGGCCATTTCCTGTGGGAAGTTCTTCTGAACGCTTCCGTTTCGTGATTGCGCCCAGGACTTATCAATTTCTTTCTTAGTCATGATCGTGAGGATTTTCTCCCCGTCTGTTTTTTCAATCACACAATAGGCACCTTCGATTGGATTGTCCTGGTTCTTCCAGCTTGACTTGTGGCTGACAAATTTCCAACGCCCGTCCACGTTTTCAGCTTCAAACTCGTCGCCTTCAAAAATAATCTGAGCGTAGATGTCTTTTACTTCAGGCAACTGCTTGACAACCTTCATGGTTCCAAAATATGAGCGAGTCAATTTGACCGTATTTTTATAAGGGATGAAATAGCATTGTGTCTTAGCCGGACTAAGTCCTTGAGTCACCATGTCAAGGAGTGCATTGTAGATACTGTCTTGAGTGCACGTCTGTAGCAAATTCCCACTGGCTGAATTCTTCAAAGCGTAGTAGGCCGAACTTAGAGCGTTGCTAACGCTATAATTTGGTGCGATCAGCAACCCCTCGCCTTTCATGGCTTCGATTCGTGTCGCAACATTTGATGTAACTTGCTTCTGTGTCAATTCGTTCGTCATCTTCTTCTCCTTTTTGTCTGTTTCATGTTCCGAATCTCTCGTTTCAGCCGTTCGTTTTCCTGACTGAGTGAGATAATCTTGTCTTGTTGCTTGTTGACGATTTCGCCCATCTCATAACAGAGTCCCTGGTATCGTTTACGCCAATAAGCGTCATTTTCGTAGCATTGCACTTCCATAAGCTACTCATCTCCTATATAGATCCATTGACCGCCTCTGAATACCCATTCATCAGGGTCACGCTCCTCATGTTCTAGGGGAGGCTGCAAATAGTCGCGGTCATAGTCAAAGGTGCCAAATAGTCCTCTGTCCATTGATTGCCTCCTTAGTTAGCCATATCTTGATAGACATCAATCAGGCGCTGTTGCATTGCAACTGTGTCAGCATACTGTTTGCGACTACGTCCAAGCTCCATATTTTCATCTGAAAGCTCTTTTAGTAGGTTATTTTGTCGCTTGATAATGGCCTTAAGTTGCATGTTTTCTACTTGTAAAGCTCTGACTTCAATTAGATTGTTACTTGATGTTGATTGTCCGCCACCCCAAAGATCATCTAGTCCAAAAAATTCTTTCAGTTTCGTTAACATTATTCATTCTCCTCATCATCTTTTGACATATTCTTCTCAATAGCCTCTCTTGGGTTCATACCATCTAACACATCTTTGATAGTATGTGAGACATCGTGGATAGCTTTTAGTGAGCTTTCTAGTTCATCAGGTAAGTTTAAAAATTTGATAGTTACCAAACCTAATATAGATAGTTTATGTAGTTCTTCTTGCAATTTTTCTACACGTTCAATTTTTTCCTGTTGCGCTTTGATAATTTGGCCTTTGTCAATCATGATTTTTCCTCCTGTGGATAAGTTCTGAAAGAACTCTATATTATTCTTTTTAGTATTATTAGTTTTTTTATCTGTTAGTACTTATTACTAAGTTAGTGGCGTAAGCCTTAGATTATTGTATAGTTAGTACTTGTTGTATAGTTAGTACTTATTAGAGGGCAATTTTACACATGGCAATTTTACACATGGCAATTTTACACATGGCAATTTTACACATGGCAATATTTCCCAACTGTATTTTTAAGCTTTGTCATCTGTGGATAACTCTTTCTCAAGATTAGTTTTTAGATACTCAAAGTAATCATCTGAGATAGGCATATCTGAAAAAAATCTGTGTACTGTGACGCCTCTGCCTCTGCCTAGTCCTAAGCGGTATACTCTGAGATAACCAGCTTTCTCTAAAAACTTAAAGTGCTCATCTACTGTGCGCCTGCTTATTCCTAGACGTCGTGCAATCTCGTCAGGGTACACAACCCAATCAGACTTATTAGTCAGTATGACCGCCAAAATCCCTATTGTAGCTGGTTTTAGTTGCTTATCTTGAGTAAAAGTATTATTGATAGCTGTGTAATTTTCGTGAGTATTTCTTAGAATATACTGCATAGCTCATACTATTTCTCCTTTTCAGCTAATAACTCTTGGTAGAGTTTCACTAGTTTTTCTAATCGGTCGCACTCCTCAATAGCTACTTTGTATTGCCGTCTGAGAGCCATCACCTCGTTATTGATTTCTAGAGCTAGCTTTTTCCAGCGCTTTGCTTCATCTGGAAGAGTAACAGTCTCTGGCTCGTCTGTTGTAAAGTAGTTCTTGATTTTGTTAATCAGTTTCATAAACTATGCTCCTTTTACTTGCTTTTCATAGAACAGATGACCAATCTCATAAAATGAGTGTCCTTCTGGAATAACAACGCCTGTCATATCATGGTTTGTCTCTCCATTCAGAAAATGATTGGTAATGATTGGTTTCCATTCCTTTTTAACCTGTTTCATGATATAATTACCTCGTAAATATTTTTGCTTGCTCCTCAATGGAATTGCCGTTCCAGAGGGGCTTTTTTATTTAGTTAACAAATTCCAGGGAAACCTGAGCATTGAGTAACTCAATTTCCACGATGTCTGGAATTGCTGTGATAGTGATTTTTGGCTTCTTGTCTGCTGACATTTCTAATTTAAAATCAGTAACGCCACGACCAAGCTCCCAGTCATCGATTTTTACTAAATATCCTGAAGATCTTAAACATTGACCCTCAGTAGGTTCTTGTTTGGGTTTAATACTTACTTTTAACTGTTCCATAGTTTCTCCTTTCTACGCTAACAATCGTTCCTTTTCGGGAACGATTTCTTCAAAAAAAATAGTTATCTTCTCCATAGGTAGGCCAAAAATCAAAGTAATCTTTGCTAATTCGTCAGCACCAATAGATACGATACCATTCTCTCGCTTCGCGTAAGGTGTACGTGTTTTCCACCCCATGCGGCGAGCTACTTCATCTTGTGTCATACCGCTTGCGATACGCTCAGCTTTCAAACGTTTCAAGTTGATTGTCATACCGTGCTCTCCTTTTTAATTTTTTAGTTCCCGTTTTGGAACGATTTTATTATAACTCCGTTTGTTCCATCTTGTCAACCCTTTTTATCAAAAAAACATCAAAAAATGTTTTTTATCGTTTCTCTTGTATATTTTCGGGAACGATGGTATAATAGAACCATCAAGTCAGAAGAAAGGAAAAACATGAGAACTAATGATGAAATCATTTCACTTATTCAAGAGAATATAGATGAAAAAGGGTTGTCAATGAGTGAACTTGCTAGGCGTGTAGGGATTGCAAAATCAACCATGTCAAGATACTTCAACAAGACAAGAGAGTTTCCTCTTAATAGAGCTGATGACTTTGCAAGAGCTTTGAATATCACTCCTGAGCACTTGCTAGGTATCCAAAAAGAGAGCAATGTAGACCAAGCTGAAATTATCTCAATCTATAACAAGTTAGAACAGCCAAGACAGGAAAAAGTCCTAGACTTTGCCAAAGGACAGCTTGAGGAGCAAGAGAAACCTGAGGTAGTTTCTATTTTCGATAAGCTCAAAGCCGAAGAAGATGAAAACTACATCACTGACTATGTTGAGGGATTGGTTGCTGCTGGTCGTGGTATTTTCCAAGATGACAATTTACACATGGAAGTAAGACTGAGAGCCAATGATGTTCCTAACGAGTATGACACTATTGCTAAAGTTGCTGGTGACTCTATGGAGCCTTTGATAGAAGATAATGACTTGCTCTTTATCAAGGTTACTAGTCAGGTAGACATCAACGACATTGGTATCTTCCAGGTAAACGGGAAAAACTTTGTTAAAAAACTTAAAAGAGATTATGATGGTTCCTGGTACTTACAAAGTCTAAATAATAGCTATGAAGAAATCCATCTAACAGAAAATGACGACATCCGTACAATTGGAGAGGTCGTAGATATTTATAAGGTTTAAAAAATATGTGCAATCACTGAACCACACTAAAAGCTGGGAGGGAATTTTATGA